ATGGCAAAAAAACCAACCCCGCAGGACTGGCACAAAGAAGACATCAAAGCCGCCGTTTGGAAGACTGGCACCACCATGAAAGGTTTGGCGCTCGCAAACGGCTATCGCTCGGTGGATGCGGTCAGTCAAGCACTGCACCGGCCTTATCCCAAAGTGGAAAGCATCATCGCCAAGGCGATAGGTGTTACCCCTCAAGAAATATGGCCTTCTCGCTACACAGACGAGATCCTGAACAACCCGCATTTCTGCAGGCGCATGGCCACCAGTGAGAAGTTTAACGGTTCCCGCCCAGCGCGCAACGTCAATTTAACGGGTCAGTCCTGACATGAACGATCACCGCACTCTCGATCTGTTTGCGCCCAGCTCGACCCGCCCTGGCTCGCTGGGCTGTCACGCAGAGATCACGGCTGCCCTGGCTGAGGCGATGAAGCGGGCCGCAGAGCGCGGCATCAGCCGCGAAGAGATCGCCAGCCGCATGTCGACCTACCTTGGCGAGAAGATCGGTGTGCCCACATTGAACGGCTACTCAGCTCAGTCACACGCCGACCGCGAGATCCCGCTGGCACGGGCGATGGCCTTTGATGCTGCGGTGGAGGAAGACGCGCTGCTGGGGTTGTTCGCCGAGAAGCTGGGCGGGCGGCGCGTGGTGAGTAGTGATGATGCGGCCCTGCTGGAGTGGGCGCAGCTGCACCGGCAGGAGAAGGAGCTGGCCGAGCGCAAGAAGTTGCTGGAAGCCGTATTCAAACTGAAGGGGAAATAAATGCCTCCAAGATCAAAAATTGAAAAGCTGCCGCTGGCTGTAAGAAATGCGATCGACAAGCGTCTTGTTGACAGCAATTTCAGCGACTACGCGGAGATTGCGTCCGAACTCTATAAATCCGGGCACCGGATCAGCAAAAGCGCTGTGCATCGTTATGGCCGAGAGCTTGAGCGGCGCGTGCAGATGGGCCGCGCACATGCGCAGCTTGCCGCTGCCGGGATCGATGCCGATCTGGCGGCAGAGCTGACAGGTGACGCCACGCTGGTGGTGGTGATAGATCGGCGCAACGGGCGGGCGAGACTGGTCAATCTGCGCATGACGCCGGTGGAGATCATCAAGTTGCTCAAGGGTGCAGCATGAACGCCCATTGGTATTCCGCTGCCGAGCTGGCCGCGATGAAGTTGGCTGGTTTGCCAGCGAGCGAACGGCGAATGCGTGATCGCGCAGTAAACGACCACTGGCCATCGCGCCAAGTGCCCGGCAAGGGCGGAAAAGGTGGTGTGCGCATGGAATACCAACCGCCGAAGGCGGTGCTGGAGGTCGTTATCAAGCATTTACTCACGCAACACTTCAGGGCGGAGCCGCCCTGTATCCCCGGAAATGCAGCAAGCGCCCAAGGCGGGAATTTGGTTGCAGTTGCCGGAAAAATGGAAGGCGGCGGCAGATCGGTGGATAGAACGTCTGGGCGATCTGTGGTTCCTGTGCGCCAATCAAGGATGGTTGTACGTGCCGATGATGCTGATTCCGAGCAGTTGATTGTGCGCGATGCGCGGCTGGGCATCCTCAACAGCCTCAACCGCGCGTCGACAACGCGCGGGATCACGCTGTCGGCATCAATAGAAATCCTGCTGCAGTCCGTCAAAGATGGTGCGTTGTCACCGATGCAGATGTTGTGGTGCTGTCTTGCCAATGACAAGAATGGCTTTCGGTGGGATATCGACTGGACAAGCGGTCATGCCAGCGCGGTGCCGCGCATAGGTCAGGCGCTGCCTGATTACGCTCGCAAACTCGGCAGAACCACACTGTACCGCTGGATCAAACTGCGTAAAGAAGGTGGCGACGACGCGCTGATCCCGCGCAAGGTTCGGCGCGATATGAGTGTGAAGGAGTGGATGCCCTACTTCCTCACCGAGATGCAACGCCCGCAGAAGCCGAACATCACCACCGCCCATGAAAACATGGCTCAAACCCTGCGATCACTGGGTAAGCCGGTGCCAAGTTACGACGTGGTGTGCAACTGGTACCGCGAGAAATACAGCAAGCTGGACAAGCAAAAAGGCCGCAACACCGGCAGCGCGATGAACCCGCACAAGTTCAGCCATAAGCGCACGAATGACGGAATGTGGCCGCTGCTGGAGGTGCATTCAGACGGTTGGAACACCCACTTCACCGCGCCACACCCCTTCTCTGGCAAGTTCGTCACCTTCGAGGTTTGGCACAGCCATGACGTGGCTACGCGCAAGGCTTATGTGCACGAGCGCTCTATAGGGCTTTCAGAGTCGATGATCGTCATTCTTGGAAGCTTGTATGCGGTGTGCGCGGAAGACGGTGAGCCGGTGGTGTGGCAGACGGACAACACTGGCTCAGTAAAGAACGACCGCGTGGAATTCGACCCAGTCACCTCAGTGGCGGCGCGGCGCGGCATCAGCATCGTGCACAACATTCCGGGTAACAGCCAGGCCAACGGCATCGCCGAGAACTTCAACAAATACCTGGACGAGCGCGCCAAGGAGCTGGCGACTTATCAGGGTAAAGGTATGGACAGCCTAGCCCATAAGCGCGTCCACAAGATCACCCAGAAGATGGTCAAGGCGCAGGCCGTTGGCGACAACGATGAGGTGGCGCGTCTCAAAGCAGAGGCCGAGCGCGCTGGCTGCGGGCTGGTGTTTGGCAGCTACGCAGAGGCGGTGGATTGGGTGAAGCGCGTGGTGATGGAATTCAACGATATGCCACACCGCGAGCTGGCGAAGATCGCCGACCCCATCACCGGCAAGAAGCGCCACATGACACCGAACGAGCGCATGGCCGAGTTCGTTGCCGAAGACTGGCCTCGCCAACCGTTGGTTGAGGCTGATCTGGAAGACGCATTCCGCGTGCACGAGCGTAAGACAGTGACGCGCGGCGTGGTGAGCATCATGGGCCAGACCTACCACCACCCGGACATGGATAACCTCAACGGAGACGCCGTTATGGTGGCCTACGACATACAGGATGGCTCTCGCGTATGGGTCAAGTCGCTGGATGGCGACTTGATCTGCGAGGCTGCCTTCTACACCGCCCGCAACTACCGCCCGAGCAGCTTCTACGAGATCGCCCTGGATAAGCGTGCTGACGCCCAGCAGAAGCGGCTCGGCAAGAAGATCGCCGACATCGAGGCGCAGCGCCCCGGCAACATCATCGAGAGCATGGCCTCAGTGGTTATTCCGGCCGTCGAGATACCCACCCCCATACCTGTTGCGGCCATCGAACAACCTGCAAACGTGCTAGCCATGCCCGTGCAGCGCCCGATCTTCACCAGCGACGCCGCCAAATACCGCTGGTTGAAGGCGAACACCAAAGAAGCAAACGAACAGGATGCCCATTGGCTCGACTGGTACGTCAACACCAGCGAGTGGGAGGACTTGTTCGGAGAGGGTTTTGAGGTGGCTGCCGGATAGGTGCAACTACCCGGCAGCCTTGTAGCAGTAGCAACGTGAAGTAACTACGAAAGGGAGTCTAAAAGTGAAAAAGGTCTTTGTCAAAAACATCAGCAACTACGAACGTTTCCGCACCGGCATCAGCGCGGTCGAGACACGCGGCGCATCGGAAGCCAGCCTTATGCTGGTATCCGGCCCCGCAGGCTACGGCAAGAGCCAGACGGTTGACCAGTGGGCTGTTGCCAACGGTGCCGCCTACCTGCGCGCCAAGGTCGAATGGACGCCCAGCTACTTCATGCGTGAGCTGGCCGAAACCCTCAAGCTCGACAGCCGTGGCCGCGCCAAGGATGTGTTCGGGCGCATCGCCGGCGTGCTGGGCGGGCAACAGATCCCGCTGGTGATCGACGAGGTGGAACACTGCCTGCGCAATGGTGCCGAGGTGTTGGAAGCCATTCGCGACCTGTCCGACCTGACCGAAGTGATGGTGATTTTGGTTGGCATGGACGAGGTGCAAGCCAAGATTGCCCGCCACCTGCAGATCAGCAGCCGCATCGCCAAGGTGGTCGAGTTCCACCCGGCCACGCCGGAAGATGTCAGCGAGATCTGCCGCCAGCTGGCCGAAGTCACCATCGCCCCGGACCTGATCGCCGAGATCCACAGGCAAAGCGGTGGCCGCGTGCGCGAGGTGATGAACGCCATCGCCACGGTCGAGCAAACCGCCCAGCGCAACGGCAACAGCGCCGTCAGCCTGCAAGACATGGCCGGACAGGTGCTGACCCATGACTGGCAAGCTCGCCGACCGCGCATGGTGTCGGTGAAAGGGGGGCGTTAAATGGCCTGGATCGCCGAACAGGTCTTAACGGCCATCAGGGATTCGGGCATGCGCGAGTGCATCACCGAAGATCGCCTGCTCGAACTCACCTCGCTCAGCAAGCGGCAGGTGCAGCAATCCTGCCGCCTGCTGCGCGGCAGCGGCTTGCTCGAAAAGACGGACGAAGGCTGCCACACCATCACCAAGGCGGGCATCGAGGCGCTGGAATCCGGTGCGCGGTACCGCTCCGGCCCAAAAGACAAGCAGCAAAACGGCAAGCGCGTCTGGAAGAACACCGCCCGCATCCGCATCTGGCGTGCCATCCGCCTGCGTCGCAAGTTCAGCGTGCCCGAGATCATTGCTCTCGTGGCCGATGAGACCAGTGGCGACATGACCAGCAACGTGCAGAAGTACGTGCGGGCGCTGGCCAAGGCGGGCTATCTGATCGAGCTGCCGAAGCGCGAGGCCGGTACATCGCTCACCAGCAACGGCTACAAACGCTGGTGGCTCACCGACGAAAAAGACAGCGGCCCGGAAGCGCCCGTCTGGCGGCCTGATCGCGGCACCGTCTACGACCCCAACACCAAGACCGAGGTGGCGATATGACCCCAACTATGGATTGGCTAACCCTCCTGCGCGCCAAGGTGGCGGCATCCAGCAATCAGGCCGTGGCGGATGAACTGGCCGTATCGCGCACCACCATCTCCCTGGTGCTGGCCGACAAGTATCCGGCCAAGACCGACAAGATTGCCGCCAAGGTGACGGGCCTGTATGCCCGCATCACCTGCCCGCACACCGGCATTGAGATCACCCATGCGACTTGCCGCACCACATCAACCGCCGGCACGCCCACCAGCAGCCCGCAGGCCATGCGCCAGTGGCGCGCCTGCCAAAGCTGCCAACACAAGGGAGGTAAATGATGATCGACCACGCACCGCGCATCCGCGCAGAACAGCAAGCAGAGCAGGAGAACGCCATCATGGCCGACCTCGAACGGCGCAGTGCGCCGTTGCACTGGGCATTAGTCGCCGCCGTGGTTGCCTTGGTGCTGGCCGGCATCGCCGAACAGGCGAGCGCATTCATGCAGCACCACGCCGACCTGCAAGCCACCAACGAAGCGTTCGCCCAATGCCTCAACGGCCGCGCCATCGGCATCGACAGCGGAGACGGCGGAATCCTGCGCTGCGACGTGCGGCAATACCCAAAACTGGTTGCGGGGATACAGCCATGAACGCCGTCGAACGCCTACAGATCGCGCAGGTGGCCGGCTACTGCGTGCGCTGGCTCCAAGTCAACGGCATCAAGGTGCTGCGTGTCGGGGGCGACACCGCGCAACCGTGCATCATCGTCAAGCATAGCGCCATGTGTGACCGCTTCGACGACATCGTGCACGCCTACGAGCGCGGCGAGTGGGGTGAGCGCCGCACCGGCTGGGTGTTCCGCTTCGGCTGCCAGATTAAGTGGGCGGTTCCTGCGCCGAACCCGCACAACGCCGGGAGGACAGCATGA